TCAGCCATTTTGGGACTCCAATTTAGTTAATTCCAGCGCATATTGCTCTGGAGAAAGTTTGAACTTTTTAGCCAAAGCTAATTGTGTCTGCGTCAGTCTAATCTTTTTTGGGGATGTAGAACGTGTAGCAGGCGCTACGACCGTTGAGGGTTTGGTCTTAACAGAGTCTTTGGTCTCTGATGAATTGCCAGAAAATTTTTCTGGAAATCTTTTCCGCATCTCGGTATCTATAGATGACCAGTACTGATCAGATCCCGTAGGAATCCCATCACGTTCTAATCGTCTATGGATGCCCATAGCGAGGAAACTCATGTCGTCATCAACACCATACCAGCTGTTTTTGTCCAGCCACGCTTGGGTTTTTGAATCCAAACGTTGCGGTTGTGACTGTTGTTCTGGTATTTTTACAGCATTTTCTGATTCTTGTAAAGAACTTTCGTCATATTGCGGACGATAATTCTCAATTTGCTGTATTTTGAACTGAGCTTGAGTCAATTTCTCTTGTGCTTCCATTAATTTATCGGAATCACCTGAGTCATAGGCCTCTTTAAACTCACGTCTTGCAAGATCTAAAGTACGTTCTGCACCTTCTTTAGCATTAGAAACATATACTTTTTCGCCTTCAGTTAAGCGGCCTCTAAGTTTTTTAGTTTCTTCTACTAGTGATTGTGCTACACGAATTGCTTCGTTTTGTTCACGTACTGCTTGGTCTTTTGCTCTTCGCTCATCATTGATAAGCTTTTTCATTTGTAAAAGACGTTGTTTAGCCTCAGCGTTATACTTCTCTAAGTCATCTTCATCAATTTCTTTTACAAGTTCTTCTGGTAGTGGTTGAGCATTCTTTTGATCTTCTTCAGGACGATCATCCACTATTTCAATTTCAATTTTATCCTCTTCAGCTTGCGCTTCTACAGGAGCTTGTTTTTCATCTTCTTCCATTTCATCTGGAAATTTGAAATCATCATCAGCCATGTTAATTCTCCTTAAATACGACTAATGCCACGAGGATCTTCTACAATCCCCTCAACACTATCATCATTAATTATTCGGAATTCCCTGTTATGAATCTTCAAGCGTGTGCCTGAATTAGGGCGGGCTAATATGAAGTCACCAACTTTACACCAAGGACCTGTTGGAAATCTTTTTTCATCCTTGTAGCAATCTGGACCCATCTTAACTACAAAAAATACTGTAGATAAAACTTCTTCATTTCTCATAGTGAGATCGGATTTAATTAATCCGCTGTCATACTCTTTTTCTGCTTCTGGAATCGCACATAAAATACGATATCCTGATACTTCTGGTAACTGCTTTGCTTTGTCCTCATCCGTTTGGGGAAGAGTTGTTGCTTGGTTTACATCATCGGGATTTGATCCGATTAGTATTTCACTCATCTGAGTTCTCCATAGTTTTATTTAGGTCAATAATGTATCTTCGTGTAGAAAGTAGACCTGAGATCTTCCCACATATATTTTGGTACTCAGCATAGTCTTTGGCTACACCAGTTCCTAAATATTCTTCTAAGTTTTTTACTTGAACATCTATTTCTTTAATGATTACTTCGTATTCATTCATTTAGTTTCCTTGTTTGAAGGTTGTTTGTTAATATTGTCTTGATGTTTTTTGAGATCAACGACAGTTCTTATAGAATCAGAACGTTTTTGGTGTTGCATTTGAGCTTTAGCACGGCCCATCTCTGCACCCACACGTAAACCTTCTAATTTTTCCTTAGAGGCAATGTTAGCTTGTTCAGCTTTTGCCTTGGCAGACACTTGCATACCAGCAATCTCTTTTTGAGCTGCGATACGTTGCTTCTCAATTTCAATTTGGTCTGCTTTAGCTGATGCTTCAATCTGCATTTTCTTCATCTTAATGTCAATTTCTTGCGCTTTAAGTTGAAGTTCCTTCATTTGCATTTGGATCACAGGATCTTGAGCTGCTTGCTGAGCTTGTTGAGCTGCCACTGCAGTTTGGTTTTGATTAAGTATGTTTTGTGCTGCTGGAACGGCCATACGAGTGATCATTTGCTCTTGTTCTTGTGTTAAACCAAAGTCAGGTTCATCAGAATAAGGAATATCAATGCCCATTTGTTGTTCCATTTGACGTTTATACTCCATACCAACGTGTTCTGTGATATGCGCTTGTAATGCTTGTAAGATCATAGGTGCTTGTGGGTTCTGACCAATGACTTGTTTGATTTTTGGATCATTAATTGCAGCCATATGGATTTGAATATGTGCTTGATGGTCCTGATATGAGAAAGCTTTTAAAGGTTTGTTCTTTAAAGCGTTCATATTCTCTGTCACAGGATCTTCTGGCTTCATATCTTCAGGTAATGGTACTAATTTATCTGCATTTTTGATACCAATCACTTCTAACATCTGACGATGTAAGTAAGGAAGGTTATAAAGTTGTGGTGCTGTTTGTGAAAGTTGTAAAACTGCTTGGTATTGAACCACTTTTTGACTCATTGTTGCTGCATTTGGGTCAGAAACTGGAATAATATTGACCATGGAGTAGTCAGATTTACGTGCTTTACGATTGCCTGTTGCTGGTTCGTATGAATAATCTTCAGGCGCATAGTCAGCAATAATAGATTTGAGTAGTTTTAACTCATTTTTCATTGCAAAATGCATACGAGCTTGAATAGCACTCATGACTTTGAGTGTTCTTTCTAGAATAGCAAGCGTAGTTCCAACAGGTGAGTTAGCGCTCATGTCAGAAACTTTTAAATCTCCTGCGGCAGCAAAGCGTCTGCCTTCTTCAATGATCTGATTAAGTAGTTGAATCAATGTTTGTGATGGTTCTTTGTACGGCAACGGCATGATATTGTCTTTCATCGTGCCAGAAGGTACATCTACATCTCTAAATTCGCCTGGAGCAATCGGTGTATCATCGCCTTTAACTCTAAGACCTCTTGTTTTAAATCCACCTGGAAGGTTCGCTAGTGATCCAGCGTCTACTAATTGACGTAGTATGGATGTTCCAGATTTGGCAAAACCTCCGATTAAGTGGATTAAACCAAAAGCATAAATACCAAAACCTGGTATGTATGGATAGTGTACAAAATGCTGACGTTTTTGGAATGTCTTATCATCAGGTTCCCAGTTACGTCTAATTGCTAAGACTTTACCTGTACCTTTTTCAATAGTTACAACATAAGGCAATGCTAAACCTGTTGGCTTACCTTTGTCATCTTCATGTTCGTAACCTGGAAGATCCAAGTCAACGTGCATTTCTAATAATTTATAACGATTGTCAGTAGAAGCTCTAAAACCTAATTTTTCTGCAATCTTCTTTTCAACTTCATCTAATGTATTTTCTGGTGCACCAAGTTCTATATCAAGATAGAAGCCAGCCATTTGTAAACGTTTAAGTTCGTTTTCTGTTTTACGCATCACATGAGTCACACGCTCTGCAGTTTCAATATTAGATGCGCCATAAGGCATGACTAAATCTTCTGAAGGTACATACATAGATACTTGACGATCAAGACCTGGATCTATATAAACCTTTTTAAATCCATTACCTGATAATGCAGTACCCCATAACATACGTTCATGTTCTGATCTGTACTCTTGCATCACTTCAGTAAGTTCATAGTTCATGTCTGCAACGACACGTTCCATAGCATTCTTTTTATCTGTTGTTTCTTTACCAATGATCTCGCCTTTTACAGGGCCAGATGCTGGAAAAGTTTCCATGATTGTTTCTGATTGGAATTTAGTAACTGCTTCAGCTAGAATAGGATGATAGACACCGCATGCGCCATCCCATGGTTCAGATCTTTCTTCAATCTTTAAACCTAGAAGTTCCAAACCATCTACATAAGTTTGAATCCAGTCTTTTCTTGAATCCACATCTGATTCAAAGTCACCTACTAAATCACCACTTAATAAAGCTAATTCACCTTCACTTAATTCTTCAGCTAAGTTTTTACTAAACTCTTCATTGTCTTGCGCTTCTTCAAGATCAATTTCTAATCCATCAGTTTTAATATGAACAGACTCTGGATCTTCAATTTCAATTTCTAGATCTGGTTTAGTTTGATCAATGCCTGCTAGACCTTGTGGTAGTTCGTATAGTGCTTTGTCAATTGCCATAATTTTTCCTTAGTAATATGCTGTCTTGCGTCTAAATTCTCTTGGTTCATCGGGTTCATCTGAAGGTAAGGTTACAAAGCCTCCCTTTCTAAACCTAATAAGAGCTTGGGTTGAAGAGTCCACTAAGTCATCGTGGTCTGAATTTGGAAATGCTGCCATCTCTTCTATGACTTCTTCGGCCCAACGCTTTCTTGGTGCCCACACCTTGCCAGATGCGAATAAATCTGTTACTGAGTTTAATCTGCTTATTTTATCGTTTCCACGGGTCGGTGTAAACTCTTGTACAGGTATTCCCATACGTCTTAATTCAAATATTAACGGGGCTCCAGAGGCTTTCGCTTCAACAATAAATGCATCGGGTTGCCATTCCTGATACATTTCCATAGCTCTTTGTTTAAGTTCTGGGAATTCCATCCGCTCTTTAAGAGCATCAAGTAGAATAATATGCGGATCATTTTCGTTTTCATCTTTAAAAAACACTCCCCAAGTCGTACATGCAGAATAATCAGAACGTTCATTTTTAGTAAATGCAGTATCCCATGATTGTATAATGAATTGACAGTAAGGGGGGATTTCTTTTTCCCATTCCATCCACCATTCACGCTTAACTAAAGCACCTTCTTCAGAGGTTGGATTCTGTTGATACTGTGCTGACCATTTACTTAATGGCAACTCAATACGAAGTTTACTTAATTCATCGTAAGACCAGAACTCTGGCCATAAAGGTTTCTCAGAAGGGAGGATAGCTGGGAGTTCAATGATTTCCCATTCATCTCCATCACGATCAGTCATAGCTTGTAAGATCTTACCTGTTAAGTCTCTTTTAGACCAACGGGTCATAACGACTACAATAGAGCCTCCAGGTTGTAAACGCTGACGTGGACCTGACGTATACCACTCATACACCTTATCAAATACGGATGGATCTCCAGCGGCTAACGCTGCTTCTTGCTCCGAATGCGGGTCATCAATGATGAGCAAATCTGCTCCCTTACCAGTGACAGTACCACCAACACCGATAGCAAAATACTCACCATTAGCATTAGTACTCCAGCGGCCAGCAGCTTTAGAGTCAGAACGAAGGGCGACATTTGGAAATATTTTAGCATAGACTTCAGAGTCTACCAGATTTCGCACCTTTCGTCCAAACCCAACTGCAAGTTCAGCTGTATT